ATATTTGGGTTCATATCAATGAAATCATCTGATACAGCAAATATTCTTACTTTACCATTTTCTAAATCAGTTATTTCAATATCTTCTAAATTGTATTCTGCTTCTAAATCTCTAGCTACGTCATCAGCTAATCCCATAGCTTTTGCAGCACTTAGTCTTCGAATTTGACCTGTCATTGTTTCTTTACCCAATGCAATCACTGCACCTCCTGGTCCTATATCGTAATCAATATACACATTTAGGAAGTTTGGGTTGTTTTTATCTTTTACAAACCTAGGCATAGATACTCTTGCATATGAATCATTTTCATTTATATTCTTAGATTCTATGTGATCAATAAAATCTGGGGTTCCTACCCATTTATACATTTTACCATCTATGTTATAATAACTCTCATCTGTGTTTATCATTCCTACTCTTTTACCGTCTTTACCAACAAGGATACGATTCCAAATATCTGTAGGGATTATATCATAACCACTTTTTACGATTTCCATTTCAATTTTTTCTCCATCAAGTTTTTTTGAAGATCCACCAAAAGTAGAAGCATATGATTGATCTTCGTTCATATCATAATCACGGAGTTGTTTTTGAACTTTATATAAACGATCTTCTAATTTATCTAATTCACTACCATATCTATCAGCTACTTCACCACCTTCTGGTTCAGCTTCTTGCTCCATATCAATATATAATTGCTTAATTCTATCTTCAATCTCTGATTTTATGCCTCTCAAATTTAAAGCCTCATCATAATCAATTCCTCTAGTAGGATTTGGTTTTGGGTTTGTTCTTTTATCTTTATCAGCACGAAGCCTCATAGCATATTCACTGTTATCTATTTCCTCTAAAGATTTAGAGAAAAATTCTTGTACTTTTTTTAAGTCTTTCATTATATGTTTGATGAGTTGAAGTTGAAGTTAATTGATGGAAACCATTCTCTTTCTCCAGGTTCTATATCATAGTAATTAGAATCTTGGGTAATTTCAAAACCTTTAGATTTAACAAAATCTATTACTTTACCCCATTCAGAGTCACTAAATTCACCTCTTATATAGAATGTAATTTTTCCAAATGACTTGTTTTTTAGAGGGTCGTTATCATCTCTACCTCCTGCATAGTCTCCTAATGAAACCGAAACCTTGCTTTTAAAAAGTTTATTTAGTTCTTTTTCTATTTCTGCCTCTTGAGATTTGTAAGCACCATATTCGTTAATAGATTCTTTCATACCTAAACTAGCATGTAATACTTTCATAAAAGGATCAAAATTATGCTGTCCATACTCATCTATTAAAACCTGAGCTACTGCTTGGGCAAAGTCTTTATAAGACATAGAATCGTCTATAGATATAATAGAATCATTAATAAGTTTAGCTAATTGGGTAGCTTGGGATGTTGTTTCTCCAGCTTCTGTGAGGTATTGGTTTTTAAACCACCCAGTAATATTAAAATCTTCCATTTAATTTTATTTATAAATATATAAAAATATGTTATTTTTTCATTTTTTGTAAATGGTCAATGGTTTTATCCAGAGATTCTAATACCCTCTTTTTATCTAAACCACCATCCCACTTCTCAACATCCCCTTGTTCTGTAACAAATGAATTATTTGATTCTGTTAATTTTGCTTCTACATAGTCTTTAAAACTATTAATAAACCCATCTATTTCAGAATTGATAATATTTTTTTCATATTCTTCAAATAAACCAGCTTTACGTAATTCAAATTCAAAATCTAAAACACAATTAAAACACTTTTTATGAATATTATAATAGTCTTTATCTAATTTTATATCCATTAAACCCCCACAACTAGGACAGAATAAAGGCATAACATGAGACTTCTTAGCATCATCTAATTTAGTAATGTTTTGTTTAATGCCATTTTTTATAGTCCATTTTCTTCCATCTACTTCCCAAATGTCTCCTTCTTCATGAAATTCTTCAGTTTTTGTATAACCTACACTTTCACCTACTTTATCTCCATACTTACCTTGTACTAAATTACGAAGGCGTTGAACATCTTTTTGTTGAAAATCTTTCTTTAAAACGTTATCTGACATTATATTTTATTTAATTCTGATATTAATTGTTGTATGTCTGAGTTGGATAATTTTCCATCAGCATGCCATTCTTTAATAGATTCTACCATATTATCAACATTGATAGTTGGGGGTGGAGGTGGTGAAACTGTTTTTGTATTTGTACTTCTAACTCGAGGTGAACCTCCTTTATACCCCCCATTAATTGAATTTAATTCATTCATACTCCTAAATCTTTTAATTGTTTTATTGTATCCGAAGCTGATGTGTGTAGTATTCCTACACCACCACTTGCTCTCCACTGTTCTATATTTGAAGGGCGATCATCAATTAAGATTCTATCTTTTTGAGCATAGTTTTGTTTATCTTTTGCTTGGGCTAGTATTAATTTGGTATCTGGTAGGTTACTTTTTACCCATAAACGTTTTCCTAAACGTGAAGTACTAGACCTAGATGGGGATGATAGTAGGATAGGGTTATATTTTTTTATATAATCCCAATAAACTTTACCATCAGACATCCAAGGCATTTTTTCCCAAAAATCTGCCCCTTCAGCATCTATTAACTTCCAAAACCCATCTTTCCCAAAGTTTTTTTCGTATTCAGAAGGGAATATACCCCCTGACACTTCCATAAAAGCTTTATCAAAGTCGGTTAGTACCCCATCCATGTCACTATAAATTTCATATTTCATAACTTGTTCTTTATTTTCGAATAGGGGTAAAGATAATGCCCTTCTTCGGGTTCTCCAAACATTTAGTATATCTTCTTTTTCTTCGAGTGTTATTGTGTTTTGATCAACAAATATGTTTAAGTAATCATTAACTACATCTTTAAAAGGACGTTTTGCTTTTTTAGCTTTAAAATATAAACCCTGAAGCATTGCGTCTACTTCTTTTTCTAATTTAAAATATTGTGCTTTAGGTAACATATCAGCATCAATTAAATCTCTAATTAATTGATCATCTTCCATTTTTTTAGATGGTCTTACATTCCCCCCATCTTGAGTTAAATGTTCAAGTTCATGTCTAACTACATCTTTAATATCAAATGAAATCTCCTGCCAGTTTGGATTTTTTGGTATTTTAAAACTAACTGATAGTAGTGGAGTTATTTCTTCTCCTTCTCTATCAAACCCAGCATTTGCTCCTCCATCCACACTATACTCATCATCTGTAATTTTAACTACACCTGCTAAATCAAACTCAAATTGATTTGATTGAATGTCATCATTGTCATCAGGCCCTACAGATAATTCAAACTCACCTTTTTTATCTCCTCTATCATGAACATCTTTAAAAAATTCAAATACAATTTTAGAGAATTGGTTTGTTGATTTGTCATAACGACCTTCATTTAGTTTTTTTGGAGTGTTATCATGCCAACATTTATGACAAGTGTATAAATCGTCTCCTCCATCTTTTATATCCCAACTCCAATCACAGTTATCACATTCAATTTTATCTCCTACAATTTCTTCTTCTAAACCTTGAGCTAATTCACGAGCGTATTGGTTTAAACCAAATGGGTCTTTTTCTTTTTTCCCTTCATTTACACTATCAGTCCAATTCCTGAATGTCATAGTGCCCTTTAAATTGGCCTCAGCTTCAATGTTATTTAGATTATCGTCTTCTTGTGTATTAGTTGTAGTAATATTACCTAATCTACCCTCTAAATTTTGAATATGGTGTATCATCTCATGTGCAAATGAGCGTACTATATCCTTGGGATGTCTGCCTTCGGTATATAACACGATAGTAGCGTTGTTTGGGTTATAATACGCAGTTTTACCGAAGAATTCGCGGGCATTATTGCTATCCCCATCTACAAATTCAACCTTTGGTAGGGGTTCAATATTATACCCTTTATCTAACATATGTTGTGTTAGTTGCATTATTTTGCTTTTAACATCTATGTCAGTACTGTAAGAAGCATTTTCGTTTAATACTTCTGATATTGGTGGTTTTACAATATTATATACTTCTTCCTTTTCTTTATCTGATAATTCTGTGGGTATATATTTTGTAAAGTCTTCATATGATATTTGAGATGCTTTACGAGCATTAGTGCCACTAATACCTTGATCTGCTGTTTGTATTACTTGAATTTTCATGTTTGGATATTTTTCCTCAATATTTTTAGTACGGGATTCAATATCTTTCATATCACCTTCAAAACCTTCTCGGGCACCTATTACAAAATAAACTTCATCTTGTAAGTTATTTTTACCTAATCTAATTATATCACCAATAGGTGCTTTAGATGGTTCAATTTTAACTTTCATAGGGAGGTATGTTTGATATATCTCCCAAATTAAAATAGATTGTGCTTGGTTTATACCTTCACGCTCACCACTCCCAACATAAATAATAAATTCATCTATTTTAGGAAAATCTTTTAAGGCTTTTTCAACTACTTCAAAATGGCCTTTAGTTGGTGGTTTAAACCCACCACCATATGCTGCTATTAATTTACTCATGAATTAAGGAATTTTGCTATTCTCATTTGTGCTTCGTCTTTAGACATGGTATATTCAATTACATCATATACAAAATCATCACTTAACATAGCTTGAATTTCTTCTTTATCTTGAGCATTTCGCTCATCTGATTTTTTCTGTTGTGCTGGGGTTTTAGGTTTAGTACCTGTAGGTTTGAAAGGTTTAAGATATTTATTAATAATCTTATCTATATCTTGCATTCTATCATCTAATGTATTGGCTACAGCAACAAAATCATTACCAAACAAATCAGCATATTTAGGTAAATTTTCAGTTACACCTTTCCAAGTACGCATTACAATTGCGGGTGCTAAACTTCTGTCCTCACCACCTGACTTTGTGTATCTGTCTTGGTTTTGACTTAATGAACGTTCTAAATCAGTATAAACATAAAGCATAAATACATCATATCCTGCTTCTTCTAATTGTTGTTTTAGCTCTGCTGTTTTGTTAAATGAAGCTGCTGTGCCATCTAATATAAATGACTCTTTACCTTCAATAGTAGCTTGCACTTCACCTTTAAATTCTTTATTAGCAGCGGCCATTGCTTTGGCTTGCTCGCTTCTTTCTTCAGGTGTTGCATTTTTAAGATCTAGAGTAACATTAGCTTGTTTAAGCATGCTTATAAAGGTATTATCAATGTTTAATACTTTTATACCTCCTAAATCTAAACCTTTAAGAATGTACCCTTTACCAGCTCCTGGTGCCCCTGCCAATATAATTGCTTTGGGTGCATCGGATATTTCTTTTAATAAAATGCCCTCAGATATGTATTTTTTATAATCAAAATCTTTCATTTCTGTATTTTGTTATAAATATCACAATTTTCGTTTAGCTTGCGTTCTAAATTCAGTAAATGCTGGTTTGTGTTTTGGATTTTCTAAATCAAATAACTTTTTTACTGTCATAAAAATATCAATATTTTCTTCTTGTGAGCGTGAAGATTCATACATTTCCCACCCTTTACCTTGAATTTTACCAGATGCAGCCTTACGTTTATTTGATTTTAACCATAATACTCCTACTCTATCAATGGGTTTTTCATAACATTCTTCATAACACTGGGCATATATAGCTCCTTGTAAATCATATGTAGTTTGTAAATGGTTTGATGTTTTAAAATCTATTACCCACCGTTCAATTTTATCATCAATTTCAATTTCACACACCATATCACAGGTACCTGCTACCTTAATCTTATCTGAGAATAAATGTACTTCAGTTTCAATTAATTTAGGGTTGTATTCTTCCCAAAAATCAACAAAACGTAAAAACATTTGCCATACTAAAGTATCATATTGGGGGTGACCCGACTTTGACAAGAAATTTAATTCTTTACCATTTAAATAATCCTCAATCATCTCATGAGTTTCCGTACCTTGTTTGGATGCTTTACGAACAATATGTTCAGAAGCATATCCTACTTTTTTAAGCCAATCTTCAAAAAATTTGCCTTTTGGGTAGGAACTTAAAACATATGTTATAGATGGATAAAATTCACCATTACGTTGATAATAACGTGAATCTGGCATGGTAATTTGTTTAGCGTCCTCAGAGATTTCTAAGATTCTATTATAAGAATGCTTAATTTGTCTTTTACTCATATCAATTGTAATTTCTTTTCCATCAAATCATATTGGGTTAGTGGAAACGTTTTTTGAATTAGGTTTGTAAATTGAGAGAACCCCATTTCACTAGGGTCTTTCCCTTCTAATTCTACTAAATAAACCTCTTTACCTTCATTTATAAATTTCTCAGCAAAGTTTAAAGCCTGTTTTCGGGCATCTTGGTCTAGAGCAATATATATTTTCCGGACAGTTGAGGTAACTATCTTTTTCATTAAGTTTGATTGTATATTTTTTCCTAATAAAGGAATTGCATTACGTTTAATAGCTATGGCATCAAAAGGACCTTCACATAATACTAAAGGTAAATCCCAATTTATAAACATTTCAAAAGGAATAATATCTCGTGATGTCTCTGGGTTACGGTATTTAGTATATGCATCTTTCTCAAAAGATCTTGCCGTAAAATAATTCATTTCCCCCATACTATCATAAGAAGGAATGATTACCATTTTTGCATATCTGCCAGATGAACAATAACCTATATTGTATTTATCTATATCATCTTGTGTTATTCCTCTATGTTTTAAATAAGATAAAGCTTGTCTCCCTTCTATGTTAGAAGAAGTAATATCTTTAAATTTTTTGTACTCTTCAGGAAGTTTTAAAGTTGTAGTTGTAACTGTGGTTTTGAATTCTTTTTCATTACCTATTAACTTAAATAATTCTTCAAATTTTTCAGGTGATGCTTTACATTGTTTAAATAAAGATGAAATTCTAGTTCCTTTTTTATTACAAACCCAACAATGCCATGGGTTATAACCCTTTTTATTTTCAGAAAAATTAATTTCTAGCTTTGGTTTGTGGTGGTTGCAGTAAGGACATGAATGGGCTTGATTACCCCTTGCAGTCCTTTTTCCTGTACCAACTACAGAATTTACTAGATTTATTAATAGTTCGTTTATCATAAAACGTAATATACGAATGGGGTGTTACTACTCCAAGTCGCGTGTAAAAAACTTACCAAGAATATTATCATTAAAAAATTCTTCTGGTTTTTCTAAAACTTGATATACCATTTGATATTTTATTTCAAAATATGTAAGTTGTTTTTTTGAAGTGCAGTAGTGGAGTATTTCCCGTTTGAAGTTTTCTTTAGGCTCTTTCTTAACTAAGTCTTTAAGAAGTTTATTAGAACTCCAATATTTTTTCCAATCTGATTCTTTTTGGACTACTTTAAAGGATGGTGGTCTGCCTTTTTGCCCCTCAAGTAATTTTAATTCTTTTTTACCTAATTTTTGTTTACGTGTAAACATTAAAAATTTTTTACCTATATAAGATTTATTAGTAGGTAAATGGGTGATTTTGTAAACGAAACCAAAAATATTTGATGGTATATCTTCTATAGATGTAACATCATTTTTTTTATATATCCAACTCATTAAATATCGAAATTTACAAGAATAGTTGTATCTGTGTATTGTGAAATGGGTACTGGGAATGATAATTTACCTACAGCTACTAATTGATTAGCTTCATTATATAATCCCACCTGTGTTAAGTATGGTGTAAAGAATGAGCCTGTAGTGTAGGGGTAGTAAGATGTGTTTAAAGCTCCTTCTACTGATGATGTAAGTAATGTTGGGTTTAGAGAGTAACCAAACTCATTTTCTAAAATAGTACACTTAAATTGATTTTCATATATAGTATATGATGAAGAAAAATTAAATGTTTGTGAATTAAAAGATGACACAACCCCAACATCAGTTGCTATATCCGTAACACTTTGAGTAGTTAATACTACTATTCCGTGGGGGTAAAATATTTGGCCTACAACTTCAGAACCACTTATAATATTACCTTCCCCATCATCCGTTAAAAATAAACCATTAGGGTTACTACTACCAGTATAGGTATATTCAAAAGTATTAGGCATTATTTTTTCACCAAAAAGCTTTGTTGGTATAGTTAATACTGTAATATCTTCATTACTTCCCGTTGGCCAGTATCTTTGTTGTTCTAAGCTAGATTGGAGATAATTTTCATATAAAGGTGCTTCAATAGGACCATAATAATAATCATCTTGTCTTGTAACCCCTGGCAATACGCTAGCTGTTACACCTAAATCTCCGGTACTTGATGATATATAATTTGTGTAATATAATTGTTTTACGCTGTTATATATTGAGTTAAACGAGGATGTGTTAACATAGCCCGTAGATAAATTTGCTGATGAAGTATACTCAACATTTTTTCCTTGAAATATATTAATACCGACATCAGACCCAGTAATTTCTCCTGCTGAGAAAGTAAAACCTTTATCTGCTGTAAATGGGGTTATAGTAACCTCCTTAGTTGTAAATTGTTTGAATGCGCCCATTCATTAGAAGTCTAACTTAATTCTTACTAGTAATTCTTTGGTAAAATCTTTAAGTAATGGTCTTGATAGTTTAGCTACTGCTACTAATTCTTGGCTATCATTATATAACCCTACAGATGTTATGTATACTTGAGGATCATTAATAAACTGGTCATATAATACAGCTCC